TGAAATCTTCATATGTAAGCGTGGACCATCCTTCAGTTCCACCAAAACGAGTTACTGTTGTAAATCCTGGTTGAGGTGACACAGGATTGCAGTTTTCATCATGGCGAATGTAGACCATTATTCTTCCTCTTGTGATCCTAGATCATACATTGATGCTGCAACTTCAGGACGAAGTGCTTCAATCCTTTCTGCAGTTTTAGCAAAGATAGCATCTTTGATTGCTGCTGAGATTTCGGCGGGTTTAGCGTCTGTCGCAATAGCATTAACAACGTTTTCCATAAAAAATCAATATGACGGTATGATTATTTATAATTTATATCTTGCCGCCCTTAGGTTCAGGAAGAACTGCTGTTTCTCCAGGATCTGCTTCTGCTGCAGCAGGATCAATAGGAACTTCTCCACCTTCTCCAGAAATTGCTTCACCACCCTCTTGTGGAAGTGGTTCTCCTGTAATCGGATCTACTTGAGATGGATCTGGCAAAATACCTTTTGAAATCTCATCTTCAATTTGCTCATCAATCTCAATGATTTCCGCATCAGTTTGACGTAGAACCTTCTTTCTTACATATTCAGTTGAATAGTACTTACCAATGTATGGTTCAATGGTTGAAAGAATTCCTAGTCTATTTTGAATCAACTCTGCATCTTTTAATTCTGCAAACTGATTATCATATAAGAAATCATATTGAATATGATCACTAATTTGCTCCCAATCTTCTGGAGCAATAATATTTTTAAGAATTAGTTGTGTCTTTAGTAGATCGTTGAAAAGATTGGCAAATCTCTTTCTCAGTCTTCCAACAAACTTTGCAAAGTTAAGTTCGTCTCTTAAAATTTCTGAAGATCTTCCTAGATTAAATCCATCTCCACCACCAGGCATTCTGGTTTCTGGAACTCCTAATGATCTATAGAGTTTTTTCTGGAAATATTCAATATCGGAAAGTTCTCCAAGATTTTGTCCACCTGGAAGAGTGGTGATCTCTGTTCCGCGTCCACCTTCTCTACGTGGCAACCAGAAATCTTCCATCATCGACATATATTTTCTGTCGTCGCGGATTTCTCCAGTATTAGCATCATAAACAAGTTTATTGCGATAACGATTCATTACGTCACGCAAATATTGTTCTGCTTTTACCTTTGGTAGATTGCCCACATCGATGTAGAAAATTCTACGTTCTGGTGCGCGTGACAATCTGTAGATAACAAGGGAATCCTCAATCATGCGAAGTTGATTGAGTGCCTTAATTCCTTTGTGTAAATATGAAAGAACAGTATTTTTATTTCTATCAACTAGACCAGAAGTTACGTATGTGATAGAATCTTTTGAAATTGTAATTGATTGCTTTGCTTGGTTTAGACCTGGTGCACCCCCAAGACTCTGAGAATATACAAAATGCTCTTCGATTTCTGGATAATCAATCTGCCCATTGCGAGATAAAGAACCTCTAAGATTTGGTCCTGGATCCCCAGGCTTTCTCTTTTCTTTTCTGATATGTTTGATTTTTAGTGGATCAATATATCTAATTTCCTTAATACCATCTGCTGGATTCTCAAAATCAATTACTTTTAGATAGAAAAGTCTACCATCAACATACCAGTTCCTAAAGATTTCATGAGACTTTTTATCAAAGTCCATGATTTCCTTAATTGTTTTAAATTCTTCTCTAATTGCCTTCTTTAATCTATCGCTAGCATTAAGGTTTGATAATTCAACCTCAACTGGGGAATCATAAAGATCACTAACGATCGCTTCATTTACAATATCTTCGATTGCTTTATCGCATTCTGGATGCAAAGACATCTCACGATAACGCCTAATCAAATCGTATTCAGTCTTATAGACACCTTCAATGTCTACATACTGTCCATAGAATCCTGATTGAAGATAGAAATCAACCCCGTCCTCATTATTTTGAGGAACGGGGGATACTATGCCTTTGGATTTTTTTACCTGATCTTCAATCGAAAAACCAAAAAGTCTCGCCATTTTATAAGTAACCGAAGAATCTATACTTCAACTATTTAGTTAATATCGTCACCGCCTGCTGCGGGACCTCTACCCTTCATTGCTTCCCACCAGTGAACTTGCATTTCAACGGTGAATTCCTGAATGCCTTCAGTATCATAAGAAAGGTTGATTGGAGCAATATTTGTTGGGAAGATATCGTAGAAGTGGTACGCTCTTAGAGTTTCTCCACTGCGATCTAATTGATAGACAAACGCATCTGCCTGATAAGATGCTGGATCTGTTGAACCAGTAGCATCAGAAACTCTATTGATTGAGTTCATCCACTTCTCAAAAGCAGAGCGGATAGCAAAATCAGTATCGTTGATGATTGTGATGGTCCAACTATCAAACGTTCTGTCTCCAGCGACGTGAAGAACACGACCTCTGAATGGAACAGTGATATCTGAAATGTTGGAAGCGGGCAGGTTTGCTGCCTTTACCAAGAATCTTGATTTCTCAAGAACTTCTGAACTAGCGGGAGCAATATCAGGGAATGAAAGAACTACCTCAAATAGGTTACTTCTAGCACCTCCACCTACAAGTTTACTCTTGAAGTCAGTAATCTTTCTTAGTGGGGGTGGATTAAGTTGATTTCTGGTTGCCATTTTTTGTGCCTCTAAGTTTAATTAAGAAAATGAACGGTATCAAACGTTTCCGATTACTTCTTCAAAAGCAACACCAGTACGGGTCGCTACGAAGGTTAGACCGATAAAGTTGATCGATCTTGCAGGCTTGATGTAGATGTCAGCGACAAACTCATTGTTGTCAATGACAGCGGCAGTGTTATTTGTTTCGTCACAAACAACAACATAATCTTGAATTCCTCTCTTAGCCTGTACATCGCGGAGGAATGGTTCAACGATATTTACAAAGTTTGTTCTTGTAATTTCATCGTTAAACTCAAAGAGTTGATCTTTTGCTGCTGCTGAAATTGCATCCTCAAGATAGAGGAACAATCTACGAACATTGATGCGATCAAAAGCAGAAGATCTTGCTAGAGCAGTCTTATCGCCAAATAGAATGATTCCAGATCCAGGTGAGAAGATAACTGGGTTGATTCTATTGGAATAGAGAACGTCTCTTTGTGCCTTGGATGGTGTGTATGCCAACTTAACAGCATTTAGAATTGTTCCTCTTGTTGTTCCTGCTGGTGAGAACCATGGGAAGTTGTTGATATCATTTCTAGCACAGAGTCCAGCAATATCACCATTTAGAGGTACATATCTGAATGTGTTATTGAAACGATCATACATGTACTTGTATCCACTATCGAATACGGCGTATGATGAAGAAGGTAGTGGGGCATAGAATCCAACTACATTATCTGTAATTGAACTGCTTGAGTTTACAGTGGCATCTCCAACTCCACTTTCTGTTAGGAATGCTCCTCTGTATGGAGAAATGAATGCGATAGCATCCTTTCTTTCTTCAGCAACAGCAATCAATTTGCTTGCCAGTGCTTGTGCGGTTTCTTGACCATATGCAGCAGAACCCATGATCAAGAAGTCAACATCATATTCTTCTGCGTTTGAAAGAGTTTCATACCCACCAGAAAGATCAGCAAGTGTTGAACTTAGTGAGTTGTCTGCTCCAAGAGCAGTACTATAATCATAGTTGTGACCGCTTGCCAGAGTTAGTAGATTGTTACCAGTTGCTGAGAAAACAATGCTATCAGCATCCTGATCCCACCCATCATCTGCTTGTGGAGTATATCCAGAACTAAATCCAGTAGTGGTGATACCTGCAGGAGCACTACCACCAAAGATGTATTCTGAAGATTCTGCGAGGAACTTTCTCCAATATGAAGGACTTCCTGCTGAGAACTCCGCATCTTTTGCCTTGGAAAGTCCAAGATGCTTTTCAATGACAGTACCAACGGTTCCTGTGATTTCTCCAGTTCCATCAATGACTACAACGTGTAGTTCGTCGTTTCTGCCGTTTCTTGCTTCAGCATATGAAGTTGTTCCTGGTCTGTTTGCTAGAGAATTCCACTTAAGTGTTGTGGTGGTAACTCCAGATGTTACAGTGATCGATTGTGAATCAAACCAATCAGCAGCTGCTGTACAAGTTCCGTATCCAGCGATGGTGCCGCTAGTATCGGTTGCCATTCCTACTTCGGTTCCTGTTCTAAATCTCCAGGTTCCGCCAGCGGTGTAATCTACCTTTGTCTCGTTTCCAGATGGGTCAACATAAGAGTTAACCTTTACTTTAACCGAGTCATTTCCAGCACCAACTTCGGTAACGATACCCTTGAGATAGTATCCTGTTAGAGATGAAGTTGAACCTGCTCCGATTAAAGTTAACCCATCGAGAGATTGAGTTACTCCATATCCAACTGCTGAGTCTGGGAAAGAACCAGTTAGGATTTGGTCGGCAAAAGAGTCGATTAGTGCTACCTTGATTCCATTACCCCAGGAACCAGGATATCTTGCTGCTACGGTTACGTTACTAATAGTGTTCTCGTCATAACCCTTGGTTACATAATCGTCGGCACTATTAATAGTAATACTTGTTGCTGCTCCTGCTAATGCATTAGTAAGATTGTTTCCAGCTGCTCTTACAACTCTTAATCCACCACCGTATGCTAGGAATGAAGAAGCAGTAAGCCAGTGCTCATAGTGCTTATCATTGCTATATGGTCTGCCAAAGACGTTAAGTAATTCCTGCTCATTCTGAACTAGAGTTGGCAAGTTTACGGGACCCTTGGCAAAAGGAGCTACAATTGCTCCAATCTTATCAGTAGTTGGATCAATTCGTCCGTTGGTAAGATCAACCTCTCTTACTATAATTCCAGGAGATGCTAAATTTAAAGGCATCTTTTATTCTCCTACAAGTCCAGAATATTTCTAAAATTATTTATTAAAATGCCTACTTTGATTGGGGAAACAGTGCGTGAACAATCTTACCAGTCAGGATATTCCCACTTACACTTTGGGGATCTCTTTTTTCGGTTTTCTAGCACTCTCTTTTTAGTACAGTCTTTGCATTCATAAGAGTATGAAGATGGGAAAGAACCTCTGCCCTTCCTAGTTAAGTAAAAATCTTCTATCAAATTTTTTGTTTGTCCACAGACCCTACACTCTCTTTCATAAAGAAGAACATATTCTAAATTAACCTGCTTATCTACATCCATCTACATGTAGTCCCACATGTATGATTTATCTCCGTACTCATCAACATTCCAAATTTCCATAGATTCTGTTGGATTTCCCCTTCCAGAATTTACCCATATGTCTCCACTTTGCTCATCAATAATATTATCTAAACTATCCAAACCATCTGAAAGGAATCCAAATGGTGCCATGTCTTGCTCAATTTGATTTTTCTGTTCTTCATAGATTCTTTTACGGACATCATTATCCGTCATTTCTTTGAAGTAGTCTTGACTTGCTAACCAAGAGAAAATAACCAGACACATTGCCAAGTCGTCATTACATCCATCTTCTGCCTCAAAGGATCTATTTTTCTGAATAAATGTTGTCAGTTCAGAAATAATGTCATAATCCCATAAAAGAAGTTTATCATCTTCGATTAATGTTTTTAAATTCGAGCATCCCAACTTCTTTACTGATGCAGTCATCCTTACACCAAGTTGAGATCTCTTACCAGAAAAACCTGATCCAACAATTTGTCCAGCACGTCCTCTCATTGAGCACATGAGAACATTGTCATACTCAAGGTCAAAATGTAAAATTGAAGCGACTTGATCTCCAATGTCGTTAACTTCAATCAATAACCAAGCATTATTATAAGCAATCGCAATCTCATTAATAATATTTGGATAGAGCATAGGTTTAATTTCATTATTCCTATACTTACCAACAATCCTATATGGTAAATTGGTAATATCAAAAATTACAAATGCTGAATAGTCGTTGCCAATTCCACGAGCAACGTCAACTGTAATTAGATAATCATGATCTTCTATTGGTTCTTCAAAAATATCTAAACCCTTATTTCTTTTAATAGGTGCATCATAAGCAAGACTTTTTAACTTTGATGGGTCAACAAGTGTTCCTACTGATCCTAAGAATTCGCACTCAAACTCAACCTTGAACTGCTGTTCAGAAGTATTGGCAATGGTTTGTTCTTTCCAATTCTCATCTCTACCTGGAACTTCTGACCAGTGAACATCTGTTGGTACATATTCATTTCTACCTCTTTCTGAATCATGCCACATTCTGTAGAAATGATTCATACCCTTGGGGGTAGAAACTATGATGACCTTTGTGCTCTGTCCAGAAGAAATAGTAGGATAAACAGAGGCAAAGAAGTCATCAGCAATGTGATTCGGGATGAACGCGAACTCGTCAAGAAAGATGACATTA